GTACCTTCAGTTAAAGATATATTTGTACCTGCAACTAATTTACCATTTAAAAAACCTGCTGTTGTATCATTAGAAGATACCTTTACTTTATCATTAGTATCTGTATCAAATCCTGTTGCAGTACCATTATTAGCAATAGTTGCACCTGAATTTATATTTAGAGTTGCACCACTAGGTACATTTATAGTATCACCATTTTCACCTACTTGTGTTGCAGTTCCTGATTGTGGAATTATTTTATCTACTTCTAATGTGCTCATTATAATATAATTAAAACTCCTGTTACTGTTATTGTTCCTGATACTGTTACTGGTCCTGCTAATACACCTGAATCCATAGTTTGAACTTCATCTAAAGTAGATGCATGAGTTACAACATAACCTGTTGCTTGCATAACTGGTGACATTGCTTTTTTAGCAGGGACAGTACAAAAAACATCTTTAGTTCCGCCTTGAAAATTTACTTTGTTATCTGAATTAGTAGATGATAAAACCGTATCTCTAGAAAGAGTATCTGGTGTTGCATCAGTTACTGTACCAATTCCAATTTCAAATTCTGTTAAAGCTATATTAGTAATACAATAATAAGTTTCTATTCCATTACCAATACCTGCTACAAAAGTTTCAAAACCTTGTGAAGCACCTAATAATTGAATTGTTCCTGTTCCGACAGAAGTACTTGTTTCTTTTACTCTATCATTAATGACGAGTGCAGCCATAAGTAGTACTCCTTTAAGCTATTCTAATTAAACCAGCACTAGCATTAGCAGTTGGAAACTGTAATTCAAAAGTTCCGTTCGTTGAAGTTTTAACTCCTCCAAAATCTAAAACTGCAATTGCAGAATTAGCATTATTTGCATTATATAAAAGTGCTGCTTGTGCTGAAATTGTTGCATTAGGAAATGTAACATTATCTGCATCAAAAATTGCTGTAGTTCCATCTACTGAAATAGCTACATTAGTTAATGCGTTTCCGCCTGTAGTGTAATTAGTATTTGAATCTGAAACTTCATTTGCAGTTATATAAATTGATGTAGTTGCATTTAAAGTTGCTGCATTAGTGTATAGTGCACATTTAAGAGTTTGAGCTTCAAGGTTTCCACCAGGCGACATCAAGTCTTGTTTAAATACTGTGCAAATCGCTTGTGTTATTGCCATATTATTGTCCTCCAGTTAATGTGTTTGTACCAACAGGGCTACCTGGAAACTTATAGTCAGTTCTTCTTCTTCTACGAGCTTCATTATTAACAGTGGCAACTCTTGTATTATACAAATTTAAGTATATAGTATAATCTTCCATGTTCTTTGTAAAGAGATTTGCTTCTGCTAAACACCCATATAATAAAACATCTGGAATAGTTTCAGTGTACCAATTAGTAGTGTTAGTATTAGATAAAGGATTAATTTTTCCTTGATATCCTAATTTAAGAGTATAAGCTTGATCTGGAGTAGGTGCTAAATATACACGATCATCATCGAAATTAGCAAAATATTTAGGTTGACCTTGAAGAGCTATATTTGGCCAATATTCTTGGCAATAAGCTAAAGTTTTCATTTCTAAATATGTAACTTGTGAGCCTACAGTTATAGTTAAATAATTAAATAACATAGGTTCGATAGCAGTTGGAAGATTTACAAATCTATCGCCAGCTATTGCTGTAGTAGTTACATTTTCATTAAAGCCTACAGGATCAATATCTCTAGATAATGAAGCAAATGTATTATCTATAAAAGTATCTAGTTGATTATTAAAATCAGTTCCAGTATTTTCTGCCCAAGTTTGTATATCAGTCTTTAGACTGCTGTAAGTCATTGCCATTTTTATTCTCCACTTTTACGTCATCGTCAATCTTAAATTTAGTCCATACGTGTCCTGCAAATGGATAAGTTCCATAATGAGTTAAAGGACTACGAAGATCAACATGTATTTTACCGCCTATCTTTTGCCATAATCTACAAAAAGCATAATCCTCTGATAAATATCTATTACTTTTTTCATCAATAATACAGTCAAAAAATGCGTAACAGTTGTTACTTCCATACTTTTTACCATTAATAATTTGATCGCTAGTATATTTAAGGTTAGGATAAGCTTTAATCATTTTTCTAAATACTTCTTTTTTAATACACATAAATCCAGTTGCTGCATCCATTACTTCTGTAAAACCATTATTAACTTCTATATTATTAGGATCTGAAAAATTAAGATTATAACCTAAAGCTCTTTGTTCTAAATGTTTATCACTTTTTTTTATTAGTTCTGGTATTCTTTCCCAATCAATAGATTTTCTAGGATATACTCCACAAGCTACATCGTAATCTGATAATATCATACGACTAACAGCATCTCCATTAAATCCTATATCAGAATCAATAAACATTAAATGAGTAAATAAATCAGGATTAGAATCATCTGAATCTAAAAACTGACTTACTAAAGTATTTCTAGCTCTAGTAACTAAACTTTCATTTCCCATTGTATTTAAATGTACTCTATAATTATTCTTTGCTGCAGATTGAGTTACACTCATAACTCCATGTAAGTATCCTTCAGAAAGTTGACCGCCATAACAAGGTGTTGCGATCATAACACTCAGTGTTTTATTTTTTATCATGTAATAACAACTGTAACATTTCCTAATGTAGTTGTTAACAAATTTGTATTATTTAAATACCATGTTGTAGGAAGAGTTGCAACTCCTACATAAACAGATTGACCAGATGTATTTTGAAAACTTGGTAAAGCAGTAACTTGATTAGGAACACCGCCAGTAGAAGATCCTACTGCACCTCCACCTGTTCTTGCTGCTTGAGTTGCAGATATACTAGCTGATGGTCTTGCATTTTGTAAAGTTTGAGCATCAGTAAAATAAGTTAAATCTAATTGTGGCTGTTTTGGTTCCCATTCGGAAGTATGTACAAACATTCCAGTCCATTCAAATACCATTTCTTGATAAGGAAATTTTAAACCCGATCTATCTGAAATTGCATAAGCATATTTTCCTCCAGAAAATTTTGCAGAAGGTGCTCTATGAGGTCTAGTACTTGCTGGTACTCTAGCCATTATGAATAAAAACTCGTCCCTGTTGCTGGTAAAATTCTAGTTGAAGGAGTATCATCGCCAGCAACTAATCGTTGATATGCTTCTTCATAATCTATTTTTAAAGTCTGTTGTGTAGCTGGTGTTACACCAGTTCTTTTTTTAGAAAGATAATAAGCAAGTCCTGCGCACATACACTCGAAAGCTCTAAATGGTACATCTATATTTTGTTCTACACCACTTACAGTAGAAGCTGTAATATCTTCTATTTTTCGCATTCTATAATAAGTAATAGTATAATTAGTATCAGGAGCTGGATAAATTTTTAAAACAGGTGTACTTAATCTTTGTAAATAATATTGTGTAGGTCTAGCTTGTGTAGTTTTATTTGAAATTGCTGCATAATCATTTAATCCTAATGCAGTCATTGCATATTCAGTTCCATCACTAATTTTAATATTTGCATTAATTATATCTACTGTATCACTAGGTAAAGTGTATTCGATAGTTCCAGTTGTAATAGCTAAAGTTTTATATTCTACTGTCCATTGATTGTAACCACGATTAGCCCAATCGCTAAACATAATATTCATACTACGTCTAGCTGATCTTACATCGTAACCTAAAATAGGATCACCACCTATTCTATCGTAAGCCTCTTGTATTACATCATTTACAGTTAAAGTAAATGTGGAAGTTCCTGATAAAGCCATAGTCCTCCATTATGCAAAAAATGCTGTAATTCCACCAACATCAGTTAAAGTTGCTTGTAAAGATGTACCAAATCTTACACCGTCACTTGGTAAATTAATAGTAACTGGTCCCGATGATACACTTGCAGCTGTAGGCACTGTAAATTTATTTACACCACCATCTTTAAAAACTACTGTGCCTGCACTAGCTGTTGGTGTAATTATAAAAGCTTTTAATCTAGTAGGTCCACCAAATAATGTTTGTGTACCTCCAGTAGTAGAAGTAAAAGCTACATTTAGATCTGATCCTGCCATTTTTTTCTCCTATATTAAATTATATTTTTCTAAATCCTTATAAAGTAAAGCAATTCTGTCGTTTTGTACATTAGAAGGTTTTAAATATTCTTGTTGATTAGCTTTAGCTTGTAATTGACTAAAATCTAATGGTTTTATATTTATATTATCACTTGAAGTTCCTACTAATTC